GGAGCAATGAAAAACAAGTAGTAGAAGTCTTAGAAAAGAAATATGGTAGAGGGTCTATTGATATAGATAAAGGTACTTTTACTCCTGCTAAATAGGTTAGGAGTATTTTAGTATATTTATTTATGTAGGAAAAAACTACTTTTTACAGGTTAGGTTTCGATTCTATACCAATATTTATAAAAGACTAAACATTTAATATAACGTAACATGGCAGAAACATTAATCTCCCCAGGTGTATTAGCAAGAGAAAACGATATTTCATTTATCGCACCAGCACCTACTGAGGCAGGAGCAGCAATCTTAGGACCTACAGTAAAAGGACCAGTAGAAGTACCTACCCTAGTAACTTCTTACGGGGAGTACCAAAGAGTATTCGGAACTACTTTTACTTCTGGGTCAGCTAAAAAAGAATTTTTAACTTCTCTAGCAGTAAAATCATACTTTGGAAACGGAGGAAACTCAGTACTAGTAACTAGAGTAGTAACTGGAACATTCAGTGCAGCATCAGATACAGGAATTACAGCAGGTGATTCAGGAGCAGCACCCTTTACTATTGATACTTTAGGAAAAGGAGCAGTTTTCAACAGTACAGGTTCACAAAATACTGATGGTTCATTAGTAAACGGTAATGCAGATAATATCCGATATGAAATCTCAAACATTAATAACAGCCAAGGTACATTTACTTTATCTGTTAGAAGAGGAGATGATAATACTAAAGGTAAGATTATTCTTGAATCATTTAATGACTTATCATTAGATCCTAACTCAAGTAACTATATTGAATCAGTAGTTGGTAATCAAGCGATTAGCAAAGTTACAGATGGAGACGGATCAGTATACATTTCAACAGTAGGAGAATACGTCAACAGATCAAAATACATTAGAATCTCAGGAGTAAGTCGTCAGACTTTAGACTATATTGGTAATGACGGTTTGATTAGTGACGGTAACCTTTCTGGATCACTTCCAACCGCACAAGCAGGAGCATTTGAAACTGCAACTGGAACAATCGATACTACAGGAAACTTCTTTGGAGATATAAACAATACAGATACTCAAGGATTAGGAAATGCAACAGGATATGCAGATGCTATTTCGATTCTAGGAAATAAAGATGAATATATTTTCAATATCGTTTCAGCTCCAGGATTGATTTATGAGTTTGGAACACATAAAACTCAGTTAGATAGTATTATCTCTTTAGCAGAAGAGAGAGGAGATGCAATCGCAGTAGTAGATACACAAAACTACGGCGCTACAGTATCAAATGTAACCGGAACAGCAGGAAATATTAACAGTTCTTATACTGCTACATACTGGCCTTGGTTACAGATGCTATCAGCAACTGGTAAAACAGAATGGGTACCAGCTTCAGTTGTTATCCCAGGAGTATATGCATTTACAGATGGAGCAGCAGCACCATGGTTCGCACCAGCAGGTTTAACTAGAGGTGGAATCAGTGATGTAATCCAAGCTGAAAGAAAGTTAACACGTACACAACGTGATACATTATATAGTGCTAATGTAAACCCAATCGCTACCTTCCCAGGAGCAGGTATTTCAGTATTCGGTCAAAAGACCTTACAGAAGAAAAAATCTGCACTTGATAGAGTAAACGTAAGACGATTATTAATCGATCTTAAAAAGTTCGTAGGAGATGTTTCAAGAAGCTTAGTATTCGAACAAAATACCAATACAACTAGAAACAACTTCTTAGCACAAGTTAATCCATTTTTAGAGTCAGTAGTACAAAGACAAGGTCTTTATGCATTTAGAGTCGTAATGGATGACACAAACAACACCGCTGATGTGATTGATAGAAATCAATTGATAGGTCAGATCTTTATACAACCAGCTAAAACAGTTGAATATATAGTTCTAGACTTTACAATAGAACCTTCTGGAGCATCTTTCGGAGCATAATTTTTTAGTAGAATATTTATAATAAAGAAATAAAATGGCAGTATTAGATCCAAACGAAATAATGTTTAGAGCCTTTGAGCCTAAAGTACAGAATAGATTTGTCATGTATATTGACAACATTCCAAGCTTTATGATCAAACAAGTGACGGCTCCTTCTTTTACAGATGAAGAAGTCAAACTTGATCATATTAACACCTACAGAAAGATACGTGGAAAGCGTAACTGGGAAAATATGGATATGACTCTATATGATCCAATCACACCTTCTGGAGCACAAGCTGTAATGGACTGGGCTAGATTGTCATACG